TTGCCATCACGCTTTACAACTGTGTCTGGGGTATTGTCTGGAGTTGCGGTTCCACCAATAAGACCAATAATATAATCTTGGTCATCTTGCTTTTTGGTAAGGATGTCCTCACCATTAATGGTACCTGTGGTACCTTCTACAATAAGACCACTCTTGATCTTAAAGTTTTTGTTAACTGTTGCCATTGTTTATCTCCTTGAGTTAAATTATGCCTTAAGTCCGATACGTGCATAACGTACCGTAACTGGCTTAATAGCTGGATCTGGGGTAACAGTTATAGCAACTGTATCACCAGCCCTAGAGACGCTAATGGTGCCCATATTCCCATCATTGTCTATTGTTCCATATTCTGAAACTGAAACATCTTGCCCATCAATAAGAAGGGTCATTTCTGTAGCATAAAACTTATTGTCTCCAGCAGACGTTTTTGATATGGAAATTATGTACTTTGTCATTCTCCATACTGTCGCATCAAAGCTGTCAATTACTGTGGGGTTCTCAATTCCAGTAATTGTGTTTTCGTTATTACCGCTTGTACCAAGGTCAGTTGCCTGTCCTGCAGCGGTATCGATCAGATCGACGTAGTCTTCTTGAGTTGGACGGTCTCCAGTCTCAAAGCGTGTCTTTACATAGGGGATAGAGGTTCTTGCCATGGTTTAATTATACCTGGCATTTTAAAGAATGTAGTTGCTGTATCCAATGACCTGAATGCCAATACCTGGAACGTTGCTTGGACCATAGCCTTCAATTCCAATATTTGTAAACTTTACACGAAATGGTATTGTCTGGTTAATTAAAACGGTTCTCTTTGGTCGAACAATATTGAAAATTGGAAAAAGCTTAGATGAAAGTTTTCTGGTATTTACTTTTCGTTCATCTATAATGACTGCCTTAGCCATTAGTCTGTTACATCCTCAAGGATAATCATTTTACCCTGAGCTACCGTCCAGACAATCAGGTTGTTGTCTGTTGATATCTGAATGTCAAAGATGTCACCAGTCTCAAGCTGGTAAGACTCGGCAGCTGTAAGGGATACTGTGAACTCTCCTGGTGCATCATCTGCATCTGCAGCTGGTGTAATGTTTAACACTAGCGTTGCATCATCAGTAATAACTCCAGCATTCAGAGAAGAGTTTGGTCTCTTAATTTTCATAGCAATGTCCCAGTCTGGGATATTTAGTGGCTGCTTAGCGTCATCAGTAACGTATACCCTGAACGAAGCAGTGTCACCACGAACAACTGTCCAATTAACAATCGGTGGTCTATTTCCAACGTCATAAGACGAAGCAGATCCTCTAGTAGTAGCCATAAGTTTATTATACACTAAGCCAAGCCAGCTTTAAGTGCCCCCCAAGTTCCATTTCCCTTTGCCTCAACAATAATCAGCCCTGTGGCTGCTGCATGAGCAACAATTCCAACTGCACCACCATTATCCTGAGTTGTCGTTAGTCCTCCTGTAGGTCCAGCGTAAAGAATATCTCCAGCAGTAAAGCTAGAAGTATTAACATTTTCAAGAATTCCAGAAACAACGACAATGCCATTAGCACCAATAGCTACATCAGTCTTGGCTAAACCAAGAATAGGTTGAGTAGTTGATGACGTTGCCTTAGCTATAGTTGTAGCGGTTGTGTATCCAGTTACATAGACTGGGTCACCAGCAGTAATGGCTACTCCGCTATTATTTAATACTCTAACCTGAGAGTATGATGCAAGTGGTAAAACTGCTTCTAGCTTTTGTACAAGTTCACGAATATCTCCGTGCACATTGACTGGGTCAGTAGCCAATGGATACGGAAGATCGTAGTTAGTAGTCTCGCCAGATGCCATAAATTAAATTATAGCATGACAAATTGACCAAAAAGTGGTATAATTTTAAGACAAGACCCTTAAACAAGGTCTTTTTGCTTTAGGAGGTGCAACTTGAAGAAGATTGCAATACTAGGAGCGGTAGTAGTATTACTTGGCTGTTCTGCAGCTACCGTGGCTGATGACCATAAATCATTAAGTACAAAAATATATAAGCCAGTTTACGAAGTAAACGCAATGTCTCAGATTATTAAGACTCATAAAGAACAAACTATGCTTGAGCAGCAGGCTGCCGAAAAGCTAAGAATTAAAATAGCTAATGCTGAGCACAAAAAGCTAATGACTCAGAATAGCAAAGCTTTGAAGGATCGTCTTGTAGAACTGGAAAAGTATGTAGGAAAGACCTGGTACGTATTTAGCGGATCATCTCCTTCTGGATGGGACTGCTCTGGATTGACCAGATGGTTCTACGAAGGTCTTGGGGTTGAGCTAGATCACTCTGCAAGCAAGCAAGCTAAGAATGCTGGATTTTATGTAGATACCCCCCAGGTTGGAGACATCGTTGGATTCAAGCATTTGAATTCTAAAAAATATTACCATGTTGGAATTTATGCTGGTAACGGAATGGTCATTCATTCTAAAAAGCCAGGTACACGAACCGAAAAAATTGAACTAACAGACGGATGGTTTTCTCAGAGTGAGATTTCCTTTATTAGAGTTATCGAGAATTAATTATGAAAACAACTGCAATTATTGGAACTATTAGTCTTTTTACTGGACTAGTTACTGCAAATGTATCAGCTACTGATACAAATATAGCATTGCAAACATTATCTGTTCCAGAGTATTCTATTAGCTTTGATCGTGGCAGCTATGAGATTATTGAAATGTCTTATACCCCAAAAACACAATTGTCTGATGAGCAGCTTACCATCATTCTAAAGCAGGCAGGATTTTCTGGCAATGGGCTAAAGATGGCCAAGGCTATTGCGTTCTACGAATCTACTAATCGACCAATGGCACTAAATAAGTCTAGCAACTGTTATGGCCTATTTCAAATAAACATGTCTGGTTCCATGGGACCTGACCGCCTAGACAAGTATGGGCTAAACTCTAATGAAGACTTGTTCAACCCACTAATAAATGCACAAATCGCTTACAAAATGTCTAGTGGTGGATCAAATTGGAGTGCCTGGTCTACAAATGATACTGCAAAAAGAAGCATTAGCTAAGAGTTAAATATACTAAAATCTACCCAAGACTTTGGTGTTTTTTCATTTACCAGTTCAACTTTGAGCGACTCGAAATTAAATGGCTCTGGACCTCTGGCCTTTACCCAACTGATCATAGAGTCTAGCGTTTCTGATAAGTTATACTTTGGACTGTACCCGATAATCTCTCTTGCTTTATCTGCAGAACAGTTTGCCAAGTAAACCTCTTTTGGCCTGGCATCTAAATAAATAGGGTCTAGATTAAAATTTAACTTGCTAGCAATAATTTGTGCCAGCTCTTTAATTGTTATAAAATTATCGTCTGGTCCAATATTAATAACTTCACCATTTGCAACATCCGACTCAATAACTGTAACTATTGGATCAATGACATCTCTGATATCTGAAAAGTTTCTCTTCTGATTTCCGTCACCATATATAACTGGTTGCTTTCCCTGCAACATTCTATTAATCATAATTCCAGCAACATTTCTAAATGGATCAGTATATACCTGTCCTTGGCCAATAATGTTATGTGGAACAAGAACTACATAGTCAATGCCATGTACCTCTGAAATAGACCTGAGAGTCTCCTCAACGGCATACTTTGCTATTCCGTAAGGATCTTGTGGATTCGGACTCATATCCTCTCTAAAGGGCACTGAAGGCTGCTCACCATATCTTGCCATACTGGACAGGTATACAAATTTTTTAACGCCTGCTTTTATTGACTCAGAGAGAAGGCTTACGGATATTCCAAATGTATTTTCAGTTATTGTTTTTGGAGAGAATATTGACAATCCCTCGTGTGGAGTACAGGCTGCGTGGATTACAACGTCAACACCTTCTAGGTCTTTTTCTTCTACGTCACAGATATCTTTTTGTATAAAAGTAATGCTGCTTGGAACGTTGTCTATATATCCACCAATAAGGTTGTCAAAACCAATTACCTCGTGAGACTTAGATAGCTCAGATGCAAGATTACTACCGACTAGTCCTGCCACACCAGTAACAACTATTTTCATATTACCAAAACTCCCTTGGAACTACTTTTTCAAAATTGCCATTATAGTAATGCTGTATTACTAAATTTGAAGTATCTTTATATGTTGGCTCTAGGTGAAGCATGACTTCATTTTCATCAAAATGCAAAACTGGGTTATTTATATTTTTAAAATAGTCAAAGACGGCATACTGAACAGCAAGCCAGTGTAGAGATAAATGCTCTTCTCTAGAGAGTCTGCCCTTGTTGTGCTCAAGTGTGTGATTTACATAAAACTTTATGTGATCTAGAATTGCAGAACTTGCAACCCTTTTAGATAGCAAAAACTGTCCATCATTCATACCTGGCCAAACCTCAACCTTGGACATGATATGTTCGCTATTGTCTGGCTTTGCCCAAAGATTATCAGTATTGCCATATTTATCAAATAGTTTTTTAGGGTCATCATAAAACACTGTATCTGTGTCTAGGTATAAAACATTGTCTAGCTCAAAGTCTTTTATAGAGGAAATAGCATTTTCCCAGCGGTGCCTTAAAAACTGTTGATACCCCAGATTGGTCCAGCTCTCTGGCCAGCCTGGTTCGTCATTATTGCTAAAGCTTACAACAGTTACATTTTCGCCTATACTTGGGTACTCCATTTTTTGATCTGAAGAAATATAGACATAGACTGGAATATTTTTGTTAAATTTTCTAAGGGTATGAATAGAGTATTTTAATTGTTTGTAGCATCTATTGTCAGATAAAGAGTCTTCCCTTACATGAAAAGAGTAAATAATGGCATCTCTCATGTTAGCTAATTTCTAGCCTTCCACTCTTCTTCAGTAATCTCATTTCTAATTACAGACAAGTACGACGGTCCTTTTGTAAAAAACCAATGATCTGGCTCTGCAAAGTGAAAGAATATCATGGCTACATGTTGTTTTCCAGGATTTGGGAATCTCTCTCTCCAATGCATTTGATCATTTCCATAATAAGCCAGAGCCTGGTTTGGATACAGTGTGTATGCCTTATTTTCTACATATAGGTCCCAAGGCTCTGTTTGATACAAACACATGTCTATGGTATATGTGCAAGCATTATCATCTTTATGCTTATAAAGGCTAGGAGCTGGATCTTCACCCTCGTAGTGCGAAAACAACGTGTATGTTGGCAACAGCTCTTTGCTATTAAAAGTTTCTCTAGCAAGAGAAATTAGCTTATCTGCAAAGATTTTTAGATCTGGCAAAGAATTGTCTGCTACAACGTACCTTGAAAAACCATTCTGATACTCCAAAGACTTTGGGTTTTTAAACAATGATGTCAAAGAGGAATAATCTTCTTCTGAAAAAACCTTGCCAATAACTTTTGGATCGTCTACCTTGACCAAGATACCACCGCATACCTCACTCCGTCAGTAACCTCGTTTACTGAGTGGTTATATACATATCCTGAAGGAAACACTATCATCTCATTTGCCTTTGGCTTGTATGATACTCCAAATCTTGGAAAGTTTATTTCTCCGCCGATATAGTCGTCATTGGCGTAATAAACAAATGACACTCTACGATGAAAGTCTGGATGATCATCAATATGGTTTGTAAACTTTTGACCGATACCGTACTTTAAAATGCCATAAGAATCGTGCCAAGTTGTATAGATTCCAAAAATATTTTTATAGTCTTGCTCTACTGGAGCAAAGCTGTCATAAAAAATTTTTGACAAAGATGTATTAAAAGAGCTTGTAGGATTAGAAAAATCAATTTCTGGATTTTCCAAATAATGAATACCTATAGTCATGGTATCTCTCTTAGATGTGTCAATCTCACTATCAGAGTCTGACTTAACATATGCTTGATTCCAAGAAACAACGTTCATTGATACAGCATCTTCAATATCTTTTACCAGGTTTTCATGAGTAGGAATTACATCACTATATACAAATATTCCTGGTGCTAGTTCTTTTCTTTCCATTACCATTTTCCTAACGGGCATGTTGCATTAGCTAATTTTGTTTTTGCCACCATAAAGCATCCACACTTCTTGCACTGCTTTGTAAGAGAGAGTAGCTCTGGGCAAGATTGACAAATAGAGTATCTACTTGACGAAACCTCTTCATCAGCCCACTCAGTATTTGGGTTAACTAAATCCCAAGGCCTAGTTTCACCTAAGTTTTTCTTCCATTGACCCCATGGAGATTGCTCAGACATGCAACACTACCCTTCAGAGTTTAGAAAATTTGTACCGTCGTAGGTCCAACCAAACTTAACGTCTGGAGTTGATGTAGCATCGATGACAGTAGGGTTTGATGATAGCCCTGCGACTATTCTTTCATAGTTTGGGGCGGTGTCAGGAATGTGTAGTGTACCGACGACTTCGCCCTCTACAACAAATGCAAAAACCTTGATGTTCTCTGTTGACATAATATTCTCCTTAGAAATAAATTATATCACAAAGAGCTTTAGCACAACCAAGAGGTTCCGTTACAGAAACACTCTCCTGGATACGGCTCTGGAACGCCATTACATGTTCTTATTGCTGTAGGTGTAGGAGTTGGCGTTGGTGTCGGGGTTGGAGTAGGCGTTGGAGTAGGCGTTGGAGTAGGCGTTGGTGTTGGGGTAGGTGTTGGTGCAGGTGCAGGAGTGGAAGCTGAAGTTGTGCCGCTTGTACTTGCAGTTGCATATACTGCTGGTGTTGCATTTCCTGCAAGATTAACAGTGAGAGTATAAGTGGTTGATGGACTTAGTGAAGACACTGTGGCTTCCCATGCTCCAGATGTTCCAGCATTAACTGTTCCGCCGAAGCCAAATGATACAGTACCACTTGCAGAAACAACTATATCTACCTGTTCGTTACCATCAGTAGCAACAATATTATAGCTTCCACCAACTGTAATAGACGTGTCAGTTACAGAAATCACAGAAATGTTTACTGTATTTGGTGCTGCTGGAGTAGGAGTAGGAGTAGGTGTTGGTGTCGGGGTTGGCGTTGGAGTAGGGGTTGGAGTAGGTGTAGGCGTAGGTGTTGGGGTGGGTGTAGGAGTCGGAGTAGGTGTTGGGGTTGGCGTTGGGGCAACTACCGCAAAACTAGAAAAAAAAACCCACCACTCATCTGCAGCTATCTTAGTGACAACTGCTGATCCATACTGATATGGGATGGCATAAGTATTTTGAACAGCACGAATGGTAACTCCAGAACCAACTGGGGTGGTTATAGTAACATTGCCAGTTCCATATCGTCCGACCTCAATCCTAGAGCCTACTGGAAAATCGGTAGTCGAATCATTTGGAATAATTACCTCAAGATTCGATGTGCTATTTACTTTAATTAGCTTATCTACATCATGAAGCTGTACTGTGTAAGAAGTAGTCTTTTCATCAATAACTATGTTGTTGTAATTAACCCACGATCCACCTGCATAATACTGAATCTGATTAATTGTATTTCCAGAGTTATCCTGTCTAACAAAAACAACAAGCCCATTTACTGGAGCAGTAATTGCTGCGTCACGGGCTGTAGGGTTTTGGAAGTTGTTTACTCCACCTTTAGCCTTAACCACTTCGTCAAAAGAGACGGATGCTGAAAAGTCATGCTGACCAGTCCAGTCATAGTTAGCAGCGGTATTTACTGGTGATGAAATTGGGTACCAGGTACCATCCTTGTAAATGTATGCTGGCTTTGGAGTATTGCTAATAGGCATTATGCACCAATCTCTCTCCAGCCAAGGTCTTCATCATAGACATACATCTTTAGTGGAGAAGAATCTTTATCTACCCATAGCATTCCAGAGGAAAGGTTGGTAGATGGCTGACTATTTTGGTAAATAACTGATGGGATTGAGTATTCTGTTGCAAGATTTGCATCTGAATCTACCCATATAAATCCGTCCATCACTCCCGTTGGCTCTGTAGCAAGATAGTCTGAACCCAAACCAAGAGCTTCTAGAGCAGCGACATCACCTTCGATAGACTTTAGGTGGCCAGCAATAGAGTTTGCTGGAATATTGTTTAGTTCTGTATTTGATGGATCATAGCTTTCTGATCCATAGTGATATAGACGCAATGCTGCCTGAATGTCTGCTGCATCATCATACCCTGGCATTTTGGTAGGGTATAGAGAGCCAATATTTTCAGAAGCCATAGATTATCACCACTTCAAATTATACCACAGTAATAGATAAATGAACCATTTTTAGACCTACTAGTGGCTGCCAGATCTCATCAGCTAGCTCTACTGCCTTAAGAGTGATTGGTAATGACTGAATTCCAGAAACCGAGACTAGATCTCCAATAGTTACTGATAATGCTAATGGATTTACGTTAAGAACTGTGCATTGAACGTTAAAGTCTTCTGCGGTATAAGAGCCTGCTAGCTCATAATTCACAATTGCAGAAAGAGGAATGTTAACACTCACTTCTCCAGTAGAACTAAATGTTCTAGAAACATTCTCAGAGTAGCTATCTGGTACAAGCTTTGTCAGCCTTGTCCATTCTGGAACTCCACCTGGGCCAGCGATGAACTGATACATAAATAAGTATTCATCATCTGATACGAGCAGGTTGATGTAGGTATCATAAACCTGTGGAGTGATTGGAAGAGTTACATCATTTGGCTTACCCAGTCCATAAAGAATTATGCTTCCACGATCACCCTGTGGTCCAAAGTCTACGTCAACACTTACCTCTGCTGGTCCGCCAAGAACTGTTAAGTCATCTGATGAAAGCAATACCTCTGCCATTAGATTGCTCCAGAAACGTCGGCAGTCACAGTTATGTTTCCAGTAAGGACAGTATAAATTACACCAGTAGTAGGATTTCTAACCTCAACATCATAGACGTAAGTGGTTCCAGCTGACAGCTGCCTTCCCACACCAGGAGGAATTGTGCAACTGATTGTGCTGTCAGTTCCAATGCTAGATGAGCACTCATACTGAGTTACTGGGGTGTCTACACCGTTAACCTTAATGGTTGATCCTCGCCCGTTTGCAATATAAAACTTAACTGCAAAGTTAGATAGATTAAATACTCCGCCTACGGAGTTTTTTGGGTATACCTTAAATTCGTAGGTGTCACCCTTGTAGTAGCTAATATTAAAAGTTCCTGGAAATGCCATAACTCTTATTATAGCATGCTAAGACACTGAAATTGACACAGATAGAAGCTTAGCTATTGCATCCATATCAGCTCTTAGCTGTGGGACAGCTCCGTTCACCCTGTAGCTATCCTTATCTATATAAATTTTGTGAGTTATAGATAATTCATACATGTACTGATATTTTAAGACACCCACTAGAGATGTTAGACTTTCCTGTGTACCTGGAAAATATGTTCTACACCAAAGCTCTGTATTATTTGAAAAAGTTTCTACTTCAAAGGTATAGGTCACATCTACCTGAGACCCTATCTCTAGGTTTTTAAAGTTAAGTCTTTTTGTGTTTTCATTATATAAACTTACAGAGTTTCTTGGTAAATACTTTTCTATATTCTTTCCATCAAAAATTGAAAAAGAAACCCAGCCGTCTGTACCACGAGTTGCCCCTAGTGTAACTTGCTCTGGATCGGTGGCATAGTACTTAGCCCAACCAGAATCTTGATTATAGACTGGAAGATAGCTCTTTCCGTTTTTACCATCACGACCAGGCTTACCGTCTTTTCCTGGATCACCCTTAGGTCCAGGATCTCCCTTTTCTCCCCTGTCACCCTTGTCTCCACGTGGACCCTGTGATCCTGGATCACCTTTAGGACCTTGAGGACCTGGAACTGGTATGTAAGATATTGTAGGATCCGATGTCTGCGATTGCTGAGCTATCTGGGCATACCCAGCTTTTTTACTTGCTGGAAAGTCCATGCTTTTGCTTACAGACATACACTACCTACTTTGTTGTTTTAAAAGTCTTTCCGCCAACTTTGATTACTGGTGGAATATTGGGGGTATTGTTAGAAATCTTGATTACTGGCATATTACAAACTTCCTCCAGTTACGTCTCCAAGAACAGTGATAGTACCAATAACTGGTGTCCAAATCTGATCATCGATAGTTACCTGAAGGTCAAATGCAAGTTCTGCAACTGTAGATGTATATCCAGATCCCCAAAGTGCAGTTATTTCTGCAGGGGCCGTAATATTTACATAGCCATTTCCAGAAGAGACTTCTAGCTCATCAAGAACATCACCACGGAAGTCATAAGTAGTAGCTGCAAACTCCCAATCAGAAGTATCAAAGGTAGTAATCTCATCATTTTCAAAGAATTCAACACGTAGAGAAGAAGTATCACCTCTAACTACTTGCCATTTAAGATTAGCAGGGTTAGCACCAAAGATTTCAGGAGAACAGGACATATATTTATTATACAACCATAATAAATAAAAAAGCTAGTACCAAGGACGGTGGGTATGAGAGACTATCCTAGGTACTAGCATATAAAAGTATATCAGAAAATATAATTCAAGGTAACAGATTTATAACAAGTCAAGTAAATAAAGGGTTTGTTATATAAGTATATAAAATTGTTATAAAAGTGTTATCGAAAAAAGACTTGACAACGGTTCAGGATTTGGTAGTATATATATTAATTACTTAAATATATCTAGCTAGTAAATATATCTAGTTATCTTTTATCTAGTTACCTAGATATCTTATATATAATATATTACTTCTTATTAGAAGACAAGTGATCTATTAATGCATCGAACATTTTGTCGATTTGCTTTTCCAGCTTAGTGTGCTGAGTATCCATTTTCTTTTCAAGCTCTTGTTGCTTTGATTCGAGTCGTGTTATTTGATCTTTGATACTTGATCCGTGATTTGGCTTTAGCTCTGCTTTGATCTCATCGAAATAATGCCTTACAAGCCAACGGACCCCAAGGCCTGCTGTTGTGATTATGGTTGAGATTCCGACGATAATACCGATCCAGGATTCAATTGACATAATACTACAATTATAGTTCCGTTTTTAAAACTCGGCGGTATATAGAGATACCATGCACCAAAACCACAATATGTGCTATATGTGCAAATACCTAAAGTATGCCTGATAGCTTGACAAACCTTTATAAATGGTATACTATGTACATGACAAAAGACGTAACCTTCTTTGATCTCTTTGACCCAAAGCAGCCACGATCTGACAAAGAATTAATCGAGTCCCGATTGGCAATTTGTAATACGTGCCCTTGGTTTGATAAGAGACTGGTTAAGTGTAGGTCTTGCGGTTGTTTTATGAAACTTAAGACGACATTGGAAAAAGCAAAATGCCCGAAAGGCCATTGGTAATGAATAAAGCTGAAGTAATCAGAATAATGACAGACGCTGTTGAATCAGAAAGTCTGCGTAGTGCCAAAGAACATAATGTTCCTGATGATGTAGCCATCGCTACCATTGAAGCAATCAGAGATAACACTGATAGGCTGCATGGAGTTATTTATGATGCACTCAAAGAGCATGGAGTGCTTTGATCGATTAGTCAAGATGACTTTTTGATCAGAAAGGGTTCTGTATACCCTCCGAAATTGTGTGATCACACATAATTGTTATCATTTTGTTACAACAAATACTAGCTTTTTAGATAATCAATCATTTTCTGCAATATATCTAATCATCTTTCGTTTTAGATTATCTTCAGATAGGTCATATTCTCTTACACATGGTTTGCACCATGGCTTCAGACCATCTTGTGCCTTCGAATATTTGTGAAATTCTGAGATGTTCTTGTACCCCAGACATTTTGTACACTGCTTTTCACCTTGTTCGTTGTATTGGACACGTGTGTACTGTTTTCTCATTAGATAAGTATAGCATATTTCAGATTTTTACTATTCAGATTTCTATATTGTGTAAAATTGGAATATTTTGTAAAGATGTACGATACATACCTAATAGAAAAACCACCTAAAAATTAGTCCGCACACTGCCTGCAAGTAATGTATACTGCTCTATCTCAGAGATCATTCACCTGATCGATCATACCCCTGGTGCCTGGTTGATGATTAGTACCCGTACCTGCCAAATAAATAAAAAGAT